GCACTCGCTCAGTTTGGTTGGAATTGAACCAACCAAGGTTAATGCTAACGTCCTCTATAGGACGTCAGTCCATCCCCGATCTAGCTGGAGGCCTCGGGAAGGGGCCTTTGCTGGGTCGTTCGAACGTCCAGTCCTTTCAAGACTGGTAAGACTCGATAAAACATGGTTCCAACCATGCGGGTGCGCAATAGTGCGCTCCCGGAGTCTTAGTACACTCGTGACGTATTTCTGCAAGTCGCGATGCCAATAGGCTTCGTTCCAAGCAGAAGAGTCACTCGTGCAGTACTCGGCTATCCCACCGTGATCCGGGTTGTTTGTACATGGTAAACTTTTACCATGGCAACCCTTCAAACGATCGCGGATTAGCCCGTACAATTCGCTCGAACTCTCATGGTGTCCACCCTGGCGCAATTTCTGCGCTATGGTGGATATTGCCATGATTCCAGATACAGATAACGGATCGTAGGTGGTCTTCCAACGAACCGGTGTAACGTCAACGCCATTATAGGCATCGACGCCACAGGATTCACGAAAAGCTCCTTTGTAGAAGCTTTTCGAGTGGTTGACCACAAGCCCAAATGCCTCCAATGCCTCTGTAATGAGGCTGAAGTAGGCACTAGGCACAACGATGTCGTCTCCGAACACAAGGACACGATCAGTTGAATGAACGGTCTCAAGTGTAGCAACACACACAGCCCAGAATACCAAACTCTGCACAGGAAACGTTGTTGCGTTCCCCATTGGAGCGTAGCAGCCTACATCCACCACCTTAGAAAGGAGTGGTACGCAGACTTTCTGGGCCCGACAACTATCAAACCACCGGTAATGGCTTCCAAACAGGAAACGTACTAGACTGACGCTTAAGCGATCCGAGGCCTCTTTGAGGTCAAGGGTCGCGTGGCGCCGGTCCAGGCTAGCCTTTAGGGCCGCCTCGCCGTTCACTGTCTGGTCGTCAAAGTGGATCTGGCCCAAGGGCCAGGCCCACCCCGATGGTCTTCGCCGAAGGATAGCAGACTCAAGCCGATCACGCAAACCCTCCTGGATCCAAACGGATTCAGATGGGTGAACGCAAATCAGCCGCGGTCCGCGAGCATCCTTAGGAACAAGCGACAGACGCGCAACAATGCAGTCGTCGATCTCATCCGGGCCAAGTGGATTTTGCATCCAATGTTCCGGATTCGAAAGATAACAGTATTGCGCATAGGGGTAGCAGTTTTCAATGGTGGTAAACCACTTAGACCACTTACCCTTATTTGGTTGTCTGTCGTAGACTGCCCCGGGACCGTGGTATGGGATAATCTTATCCCACGCGGTAAGTCCGAGGCATGATGTACAGTGGGTACGTGCGCGCAGCAAGACGGACTGCCAACGGTCTGGAATTGAATCCAGGCTGTAAGCAGCGACATCTCGCTGTACGTCCACCCACGAAGTTGCGAATGTTTTATTAGTGTCATTGTCATGTGTGTGCTCAGCTTTATAACAGAACAGGAGGAGTTGACGAAGCGCTTTCAAATCCAGTGGGTTATTATCCCGGATGAATCGATCGCGCAACGGAGTGAGCCACCGTGGCCACGTGCCGGAAAAATCCGACCCGTGCTCCACATAACTCAAAAGCTCCTTCTCCAACTGAGGTGCATCTACAATGCACCACGTAAGACCTTCATAAGCAGAGCGCCGTATGGACGGAACTCGCGTAGAAAGACCGACGTCAGTTAGCAGGCTTGTATATGTTTGCTCTATAGCATGCATGTATTATTATGGTTGTAGTCACAACTGCCTTAGTTCTGTTTCTCACCAAAAGGGACACTCCACCAATCGTACGCCTCCTTACCCCCGGCATTTAGCCGGAAGCTCAGAGGCGTAGTCATGGTGGATTCCCCGCACCGTATCGGCCCATCATCTCTTCAATGACGTAATCCTCACGGACCACGTCATCAAATACTTAGTACCGCCCCAAGTGATGCCAAAAGCACCACGAAGGGTAGTACCGAAGAGATTCAAGTTAAACCGACACAGCCAGTACGGACGAACATACTGCAGCACAGTCTTCAGCTTTCGCTGTTGACAACGGCTGATATGAACGTCGCATCCGCCACTACCGCCTTAAACGTAGCAACGACATTGTCGAGCTCCGCCTGGGTGGTCCGTTCAGGAATCTCGACAACCGCGTACGCGCTGGTCACGAAGACCTTTGCGTCCGTAGCGTCGATATCCTGGCGATCGACTCGAAAAAGGTGCCGTTTCATGGGCAGCTTGCTCGAGCTTTGGGTCGCATCTTGATGTTTAATCACCAAGAGATCGGGAGTGTTAACTCCCCGAGTGGTAGAACGTCGCTCCGAGCCTTCCTTCGTATCGAAGGATTTCTTGAAAGCGATGGTATTGAACGTGAGATCAGATGTCATTGGATTGTGACTTATGTTTGGCTATCACTAGCACTATAACGTTTCGAGTCTACAAAGCTTTTCGTAGACTAGCAAACCCGCGCGCGAGAGATTTGTATCTAACGCGAGCGAGAGCTGCACTAAGCAACAATTGCTTTTTTCCGAAACGATTGGACGGACCCACATAGGTGGACCGCCCGAGGGGCACGCGCTCGTAGAACGAGTACGATGACCTCGCCGAAGCAACGGACGACACGGGAATTCCCGTGCTATGGCCGAAAACTACCTTAGTATAATCGATCCCGTAAGATGTTTTCCTGCTTTTACAGCAGGAGATTGTCTCAATAGGATCAAAACCGAGGAAGTCGTCGACCCGCTGCAACAGTCCAGTCATATCGATGAACCAATCCACCACAAACGACCAAGGAATAATTTCCCAGATCGTTTCGGCGGGATTGAGGAATCCATACCTCTGAAGAGAGGCTTGGAGTCCCGAGAGGGTGCTATTATTAAACAGCCTCTTGTATCGAAACGTAAGCGTGTACCGAGTCTCAGGTGAGTCGTAGTCCCCTAATGAGGAAACTACTTCTGTCTCCGAGTAGGCCGGCGCATACGTCGTGGGAGTTCCTTCTAGATGTCCCGTGAAAACACGGCTAACATGGAAGTTATCCCCAGCAGCAAACCGATCGTTGAACTTAGCTAAAGCATCAGCTCCCTTAGCCACCTTTGCGACGTCCCTAACCAACGGGGCGATACCAAATTGGTATGCCAAGTAGGCAGAACTAATTCGCTTAGAGGCTAGCTTCAGTGCCTTTTTGAACAGCCCGAACCTACGGAAGACGATATCGTCTTTCACAAAGTTCCGGCTTAAGTCCTCAAGGGCACTGGGGAGTTGATGAGCTTCGAGTGCATTGACCAGACCTTCCACATAAGGCTTACGAGCTTGAGTGTACAAACTTTGTACGACTTGCTCGTCCGATCCAGCGTACCAGGTGGGGATAATTCCCTCAGCACGGCCATTGCCGTCCAAGGAGTGACATCCGCCTAGTTGCTGGAATGCCCGAGAAATACCAAAATTGGTATTCGGGTAAACCGTCCACGATCCTAGCTCGTTAGAGCCGGAGTGGACGTACGGCGTAGGGTAGAATTCCCTACTATGCTTTTTGTGGAGACAAGGACGGTCCCTAAGAGAGGGGCCTATCTCGTCCACCATATATTCCCAACCAACGACCTTAGAGGCCGCTAGGTAGGAGACTGAGGCATTCCCCGTGAGGGGTGCCGCGGGTGGCCGATACCGCGTAAACGGGAGAGATCCCGAGAACGCAGAAATCGGCCCTGATGATGTGTCTTTGCTACGGATTCTATTCATAGGAGCGCTC